CAAGCAAGAGATGACTATGGTAATAGATTATCAGATTATGACCAATCAAAAACATATATGCAAGCTGTTGACAGAGAGGCGCCTAATGGGTTATACTCTGCTAGACACGATGGACAATACGACTACAGTGGTACAGATATATGGTTACAAAGACGTATGGGTAGATTTAGTGCAATCGACTCTGCAATCACATTAAGAATTGAAGTGCCTGGCAATACATCTTTACAAGCTGGAGATATGGTTGGTATCGACATGAGAAACCAAGGAATGCTTGCAGAGGATGAACGTGACCCTCTATATAGTGGGCGTTATCTTGTATCAAAATTAAAACACGAATTTACACGAGGTGACGGTGTATATAAACACCACTGTCACATGGAAGTAATTCGTGACACAGCAATTAAACCGTTATCATCATATGGTGTTACCCATCAAGACGGTGGAAACCCAATAGATGTTCTCGTACCAACTGGTGCTGAGGACTCTAGTGATGTAACATATTAACAGGAAAGGAGGCCTATCAAACAACTCGATTCGTTATGCAGACTTTTAACTTATAAATTTAACGAGGACAACAATGACAGCAAAACTCAAAAACAGACTTCAGAAAATGCACTTCCAAAAACAGTTAAGCAGGAGAAATGAAATTGAGACTACAAAAGATGATAAATATTATGAAGAATTATACTCTCAAAAAGTCAATGAGTTGTTAGGAATAAAAAATGAAAACATTCGCAGAACTACAAGAGGGCGTCTACGACCCGAATATATTTAAAGCAATCTTTCTAGCAGGGGGGCCTGGTAGTGGTAAGTCTTATGTTGTTCGTAGAACAACTGGTGGACTTGGAATGAAGATTGTTAACAGTGATGATGTCTATGAGAAGATGTTAAAGGATGTAGGACTAGATACTACACCAGAGGATATCTACTCAGACTTGGGACAAGACACTCGTGTTAAAGCGAAAAAGACAGTCAAGACAATGCAATCTAATTACATTGAAGGACGTTTGGGACATATCATTGACGGTACTGGTAAGGATTACGATAAGATATCCAAACAAGTGTCAATGCTCAAAGGTTTAGGATATGACTGTTATATGATATTCGTTAATACATCTTTGGATACGGCACAGGAACGTAATGCTGACCGTAAACGTACACTACCAGAGAAAGAAGTTGAAAAGATGTGGAAAGAGGTTCAGAAGAACATCGGTAAATTCCAGAGGTTGTTTGGTAACTCTAATTTTGTCATTGTAGACAATAATGATGCTGGTGAGGACATATTCTCTAAAGTATGGAAACGTATCATGGTACTAGTTCGCAAGAAGGTAGGCAACCATATCGCAAAACGGTGGATTTCGCAAGAATTAGCGAAAAAAGCACGCAAATAACACCCCCTAAATTACAGTAATGCAGAAAACCCTTGTTTTTCAAGGGTTTTTTCGCCTATAAATGCCTTGACTTTTGTTATAAAAACATGTATACTATGTGTATATGATGAAAAAAGAAAGAGTGAAAATGACAATTTATTTAGATATGGACGGTGTGATTGCAGACTTCTTTGACGGTTTCGCCAAGAAGTTTGATAAGAAACATTGGAAAGAGATTCCAAATAAAGAGATGGCCATTGCAGAATTGCAAGGTACTGACTTTTTCAATACATTAGAGAAATACCCAACATCAGACGAACTAGTCGAATTTGTACAGACAGTTGCTGGTGACGATTGGGGTATATGTTCTTCACCACTAAGAGGTGACAGGGACAACTCTGCATATTGGAAGAGAGTATGGTTAACCAGAATGGGTTATTTACCAGAAGTTCAGAACATTATCTTTACTGGACAAAAAGAAAAGTATGCTACAAACAGACTTGATGGTACACCAAATATATTGATTGATGATAAACCAGACAATATTACAAGGTGGATTACCAAGGGTGGTATTGGTATTAGATACCAAGCAAACGAGGATAGTCTGGTGACTATCAAAAGAAAGTTAATTCAAGCAATAGAAAGAGGATAATATATGTTAAAATCATTAATATGGTTCGGTGTGTTCGTTTTTGTGATGTTATGGTTACTGGCAAAATTCGCTGGATTATAGGAAAATAAGCCTTGACATTTGTTATGAAAACATGTATACTGTAAGTATAGAGTGAAAAAAGAGAGGATATATTATGACTAAATTTGTGAAAGAAGAATTCAATTGGGACGGTATGTACTTAATGTACAAAGGTAACTTTGAAGGTGCTAGAATGATGATGGATGTACGTCCAGATGCTCATCCTAGTTGGGAAGGTAAACTGATGCCTGCGTTTGTTGCCCGTTTTAAATACGGTTACAAACCTTGGAAAACATGGGTAAACTTTCTTGTGAAGAATGCAACTGTTGAGGAGTATATGAAACTCGCAGAGGAGACTTCACCTAGAGCTGCAATGGAAACACTTGGATATAACGGTAAATAAGGAGAGAGATATGAAAGACCTTTTTGGAAGTATATTAGTTATTTTTGGTTTGATGGCACTGGCAGGTTCTGCTGGAGACTGTGATGGTAAGTGCATGGAATATGCAAATACATGGAGTGAAATGATGATGGCAGTAACCATCGGACTTTCTATGTTTGGAACTGGTATCTTTATACTATTCAGTTCCAAATAACTATTGACAAGCCACCATATTTGGTGGTATAATAAATTATATTATGGAGTAAGTATGAAAATTTTGAATTTTGAAGCATCGGATATGGTATCTGTAAATGGGACTAGTTTGCAAGGACATCTCACTACAACTTATGATAGGTTGGTAGAGATATTCGGGCCACCTCAATTTACAGATGCCGATCCTTATGAAAAAGTTGCATGTGAATGGACTGTTGAAGCAGAGGTACAAGATGAGATAGACTCAGATTCTACCTACTACAAAAACTTTACAGTCTATTGTTGGAAGTATGGAAGAATTCCTACTGAAGAATGCGAATGGTATGTAGGTGGAAAGGACTTTGAATCGTGGAGTGTTGCAGATGACATCATTAACGGAAAAGTCTAACGAATTGTTGGGACGGAGACTTGATGCAGTAAATGAACTGCTAAAGAATCCTAATCTTAACAAATGGGCAGTTGACTATTGGAGTCTCGTACATGCCCGTCTATTGCGTAAATTTCACGATACAGAACATGTTCCTTACATGGAAAGGGAAAGTATCATTTATGCACATACACCACCATTTGACAAGGTAAAGTAATTATGAGCGGTATGCATTTGATGCCTGTGTACTATAATACCAACAGTACACGCAAGAAAAAGAAAAAGAAAATCAATCCACAGAAGTATGAAACTCAGTGGAGAGCTCACAACAAGTTTCTAAAGTCTATACGATGTTCAGTTGTTACACTGGATGAGTATATCGACTACGTTCAAGGTAAGGTTAAGAAACCTAAAGGGGAAAAGTGTTACGGTAGCACGAGTGATTCCAAACCACTAGGACGAGGTTCAATTCCTTGTTCCCCTGCCATTCGACAAACACCAGACTATCCTAGTCTATCCAATAACATTGGTGGTGTTGCAACCAAAAAAGAAGTTCCAGTATATACTGGTAATGCTGTCATAGGACAAGCATATAATAAGGGGGGACTACAAGTTCTCTCATCACAAGAAGCGAATGACCCTATGACGGGCAAAAGGAGATAATAAATGGCGTTTCAAGTACATAAACAAGGTAAGTTGTGTGACCAGTTAGAGGCACAAGCATATGATTGGGTAATGCATGATGTTACAGAACAATATGGTGTTGAAAGTTTTGATGACTTAGGAGTAGAACAAGTCAATGAGATTGAAGAATACCTTGAAAATGATGATTGGAAAGAGGACTATGTGCAAATGGCACTACGAAGTCTGATTGACATGCATGAATCACGGCAAGAGGAGTATCAGTAATGCGTGAATGGATATATAATTGTTGGAACGTGGTAATGAACCACGAGAAGAACCCATTGAGTGCAATACCAGATTTTAGTACACGACATATGATTATGCAAGTATTGGCATGGATGTGGTGTATAGTATTCGGTATTATTGTTGGTAGTATGTATGCTGGTGTATTCAGTATGGTACTTCACACATTAACACTTGGTGCAATTGCAATTACGGTTGCAACATTTGAAACAGCAAAACGCCGTCCACATTTCTTTGGTGGATTTGGTAGAGGAAAGGGTGGAGAACACGAATAATGGTTAAGAAAATAGAAACAGTGTTGAAAAAAGTCGAAGTTACTTATATTGAGGAAATCGACCACGATGACGTTGATAAACCTATAAAGATTAAGGTTGTTACTGAAACAACTCAATGGTTTCCTGCTTCATCATTGACACATAAAAATCCTATTAAATCGTATACTAGTGAATACCTCTAAATAGGTGAATGAAGGTGGTGAAAATTTTATATGATGATTGTCAAGAAAATAGATTACAGAGTTGCGACACTATTCGTACAGGAACGTCATTACAGTCCAGTAATGCCGAAACTAACTAAACATCATCTAGGAGCATATGTTGATGAAGAACTGGTTGGAGTACTAACCTTGGGTTGGGGTACTAATCCGATGGGAACTATCAAAAAGATGTTTCCTACACTTAGTACATCTGACTATTTTGAAATCGGTAAAATGTGCATGGATGAATCTATGCCACGCAACAGTGAATCACAGATGCAAAGTCTGACTATACAATGGATGAAGAAAAACACACCAAACGTCAAATATCTCTACACATGGGCAGATGGTATCGTGGGTAAGCCTGGATATGTCTATCAATCTGCAAACTTCCTTTATGGTGGTTTTATATGGAGTGATGTGTATGTTACGGATGAAGGGGAGAAGGTACACTTCAGAACCATTCAACGTAAGATGAAAAAAGAGATGAATAGACACGACACCAAATACGGCCCAAGACCATCTGATGAGAAGATGGGTGAACTTGGGTTTTCTCGTGTTTGGGGTAAACAATTCCGATATATCTATCCACTCAATAAGAAAGCAAGAAAGTTCTTGAAACAATCTACTATGGAGTGGAACTTAGACTATCCTAAAGACAAGGATTTGCAGTGGAAGATGAAACGCCCAGGCGAGACTTCCTATACTATATCGGACACTATGCCATATGAACACAAAGGGGATAGTGTAGACCATAACAAAAGTAACGTGAATAGAATTGCTGATAAACACGGTACTGCAACCTTAGAGGGATTCTTTTAAATGAATATATTACACAGAATAGATGTTCTTAAAACAAAACACAAAGATTTACATGCAAGAGTAGAAGCTGCAGAAGCAGAGAATGCACCAGACCAGTTTCTAACGAGTATGAAGAAAGAAAAACTTAAATTAAAGGATGAGATTGACCGTCTGGAGTCTGGATGGGCAGGACAAGATGGGGGGTTAGAATATTTTGGGTAAGAAGTATATACATGTCAATCAACATAAGATAAGGGCGAATAAGAAACATGGAACAGACGAACCAGTTATCACAATCAAAGAGGGTCGTAGTAATACCTATTGTCACGAGGTGCGAATCCTTGGAGACAGTGTTGTTAAGTATGGGGGGAATGATAAGCCTATCCTTTCTTGCGGCGCTCGTGTTGTCATAGAAACAGAAGGAAAGGTAGAAGTAATACGATGAGTAGTTTATATTGGAAATGGGATAATGCAATCACACCAGAACGGTGTCAAGAGATTATCGACAGTGCAGGCGATACATTTATAAAGGGTGAAGTCGGCGGTGATGATGGGACTAGAACGGATAATAAGGTACGCAAAACAAACATACATTGGAGTAACGACCAAGAGTTATTTGATATGGTAGGACATTACGGTGCATCTGCAAATCGACAAGGTGAATGGAATCTACAAACCAGTGGAATGGAGAGTATTCAGATAGGACAGTATCCTAAAGGTGGACACTATAACTGGCATGTAGATGGATTAGGATTAGAACCGATTGATGCGCCTGGGAATGAATTCCTAGATGGTAAGGTAAGAAAGATTAGTTTCGTATTATGGTTAAATGATGACTTTGAGGGCGGTGAGTTTGAGTTTCATAAGTCTCATATCAAGAATAATGTTATC